CGACAAGAAAAGGCTGTAGAAGTCGAAAAGAAACGACAAGAAAAGGCTGTAGAAGTCGAAAAGAAACGACAAGAAAAGGCTGTAGAAGTCGAAAAGAAACGACAAGAAAAGGAAGCGGAAGCCGAAAAGAAACGACAAGAAAAGGAAGCGGAAGCCGAAAAGAAACGACAAGAAAAGGCTGCAGAACCGTCTGTTCACGAAACAACGGAAAAACCAAAAACGATATTTAATCTTCCTTCTTTATATGATAAAAAAAAATCATTACCTAAATTGAATGATCCTCCACCATACGAAGATATAGATATTATTTCTTCGTCGCAGGTAATACAACAATCAAAGAATCGTAAAACATTACCATCTTCGGTGAGAGATAGTATATGGAATCATTATATTGGTGAAGATATCAATAAACATCGTTGTCTATGTTGTAAGAAAGTTTTAATTACTAACCGAAAATTTGAGGTAGGACATGTAATAAGCGTAAAAGAAGGAGGCACTGATGAAATCAATAATTTAAGACCGATTTGTTCACCATGTAATCATTCAATGGGCACTAAAAACATGATAGAATTTGTTAAAACTTATGGTTATTATATTGGTTAATGTATATATTAATAATTTTATTATTTATCAATATATATAATTGTTGCTTATATAAATAGCTTGTTAATATTTTTGTGTAAATTAAAAAATGTTAGTGATTCATTTTCACCAAGATTGAATAATTCGATTAATTCTTTATTTGCATTAATCCTTTTGCGATCGGACATATCCTGTAATTTATTTATTTGAATATAATCAGTAATATATTTTGTTACTATATTTCGCGTTGATGTTTTAACATCTGTAGACAATTTCATAAAATTAAATAATTCATCGGTAATTTTCTCATGGTTATCAAATCCTATATTTTTTTCCAACGGTTTTGTTAATTTTATAGTATCTGTTTTTTTTGTTTCTTTTACATCCTTCTTAATATTTTTTTCAAGCATTTTTAACTCTTGTTGAAGATCTCCTATATTTGATTTAAATGTTGTCAGTTTTTGAGTAATTGATGCAAACTGCAAATTAATATCAATTCTTTCCGGCTGAGACGGGACGTGTTTATCAGATACTTGCACTGTATCCATTATACACTAATTATTAATAATCTTAACTATTATCATTTAAATCAATTATATAATTCATTTAAGAATTATATAATTTTTATTTAATGCCTTTTATTAAGAACTCATGGCAATAGTCGGTTGACGACCTCTCTTGGTCGTTTCTTGTCGCGGTTGGCTCACCGTGTTGACGCGTCGTCGCGGAACAACCATCCATTCAACTTGGTCATCTTGAGCTAGTTGCGGTTGGCGTTGTTGCAGTTGGCGTTGTTGCAGTTGGCGTTGTTGCAGTTGGCGTTGTTGCGGTTGCTGCAACTCGCGCGGTTGAGAATGGGACTTGGACGAACGGTAAGATTGAACCTCGTTACGCGTTTCGCACATCAACTTTCCACCATTCATTCCAGAAACGACAGTAGCATGTACATCGAGCTTACCATCGCGAGTAATCGGTCCAATCGCAAACTCCACATATTCGCCCTGAACCAAATACTTGTATTGGTTTTGTCCAACTTTAATTTCAGTATGATGCACAAAAATGTCTCGTTCCTCCTTTGTTTCACAATCGTGGACGGAAATAAAACCGTAACCTGCCTTGTTATTAAACCACTTAACCCGACCACTGGTCATTTGCGTTTGTTGCTCTTGCTGTTGCGTTTCAGTTGCCATTGTATTATATACTCTTATAAGGTCATGTATCTTTAAGTAAATATTATAATTATTATTCAAATTATTATTCAAATTTATATTTAATTTTTGATATATTATTTAATACTATAAGCTATTCGATAAATTTGACAGCATATTGTGTAAATAAGTATAGTTGGGTTTATCGGCAAATCCTAAATTACGACAATAAAGAATAAATAATACAAATTCTCCAACAGTATTCATGGTCCAATCAAGCTTTTGTTTAATATTAACACTATCCGAAACTGCTTTCTGATTTTGCCAAACCAACGAACCGTGATATAAAAACAGCATAATATAACCAAGTGATTCAAGGTCATCCCGCCGGCTGGCGGTTAACCCATGATGCATGTTTACACTCATGTAGCGAGGTGTCCCCACAATGGTCTCATTTGTTTTTATCGTATAATGTCTTGACTTTTCATCGAGAAAACTGTTGGCTAACCCAAAATCAATTAAATAAAGTTCGCTTATTCCTACAGAATTTGTTTTTAATAAAAAATTTGAAGGCTTTAAATCACGATGGATAATACCACGCGCATGTAGTTGTTCTACAATAGTTAGCATTTGTTTCGATAAATGTAATACAACATTTATATTTAGCATATCGCCATAATTAGCTCGAAATTCTTCTAATGATTGATCAAGCAACTCCATAACAATATAATTAATTTTCCCCTCAACACCAGAATGATAGAGTAATGGTATATTCTTAATCTCTCGTATTTTTTCGTAGATAGCGACTTCATTTGCCAACATAGGTGCATGAGTTATTCCCATTACTTTCACTGCATATGTTTTCGTGATTGTATTGGGTTTTTCTGTTTCGTTATGCTCTGTAATATCTTCTGCGGAAAATATTTTTCCAAACGATCCTGCTCCTATTTTTTTCAATAATCGATATTTACCTGCAATAATCACATTTGACATAAATGTCGGATGAACCTTTTATTATTATATTTATGTAATCATTACATTTATATTAAAATTGATTTAAAATATTAATATAAGCTATTACTACACACAAGATAAGCATTTACAATGGTTGTTATTTGCGATACCCCGTTTTCGGTGACGAATGATGACTATATTAACAGCGCAAGCGAATTTCTGTCTAATGGACTAACCTTGAGCGATTTTCAAAAATGGTCGATAAAAGCTATTATGGAGGGGGATAATGTATTAATTACGGCGCATACGGGCTCTGGTAAAACATTACCCGCTGAATTCGCTATTCAATATTTTACATCACAGAAAAAAAAAGTCATTTATGCATCACCTATTAAAGCCCTATCAAACCAAAAACTCTACGATATGCGCCGAAAATTCCCACAGGTTTCATTTGGGATTCTTACAGGAGATTCGAAAGATAACCCCGAAGCCGATGTCTTGATTATGACAACCGAAATTTTGCGTAATACTTTACTCAATAAAAAAATCAATAAAAAAGCTACCGAAAAGGTTTGTAGTCATACTGGCGCATGTGGTTGTAATACTCACCCGATATTACCTTTAATGTTTGAAATGGATTTTGAAACCGAATTGGCGGCAGTTGTCTTTGACGAAGTACATTATATCAATGATGCCGAACGAGGCTCGGTTTGGGAGCAAGCAATTTTACTCTTGCCGCCGCAAGTCCAACTCCTCATGTTGTCCGCCACGATTGATCGCCCCGAAGAATTTGCGGGCTGGATTGAAATGGAAAAACGCGCGCAGATGATAGAGCGCTCTTTACAGCCAAAACAAATGTATTTGGCGCCGACTTATACACGCGTTGTTCCGCTCACGCATTATATGTGGTTTTCGGCAAATGAAGGCGTTATTAAAAAGGCCGTTAAAACGCCATACGAAAAAAAAATAGAACAATTACGACATACACCCGTACCAATTGCTACTTCCGCCGGGGTTTTCAATGAAGAAAATTATTATAAGATGAAAGATGTGAAGGACTATTTATATAAAAACAATACTTTTATCAAGCGGCAGTTTGTGATTGAAGATTTAGTTCGCTTCTTAAAAGGAAAGGAAATGTTGCCGGCTATTTGTTTTGTCTTCTCGCGTAAACAGGTTGAACAGGTCGCTAAGGAAATTTCGTTCAGTTTATTTGAAGAGGACAGCGGACTGCCTGCATTAGTTGAAAAAGAGTGCCGGCATATTTTGTCCAACAAGTTGCCGAATTATCACGAGTATTTAGAATTACCTGAATATAAAACCATTGTCGCCTTATTAGAAAAAGGTATTGCAATTCACCATGCAGGAATTATTCCCGTTTTGCGAGAAATGGTCGAACTTTTATTTGAAAAAGGGTTTATTCGGCTTTTGGTTGCGACTGAAACTTTTGCGGTTGGTTTAAATATGCCAACCAAGACAGTTATTTTCGCGGGCTTGAGTAAATTCAACGGGTCAACCATGCGCCTGTTGTTCCCACATGAATACACGCAAATGGCTGGTCGTGCAGGGCGACGCGGGTTGGATACGATTGGTCATGTCTTTCATTGTGTGAATTTATTCGAAATGCCATCCTCGACTGAATATAAACATTTACTTACTGGTCCGCCACAAAAATTGACATCAAAATTTAAATTATCGTTTAATTTGGCGCTCTCGATGTTGGACGCTAATCAAAATATGCTGGAATTTATGGAGCAAAGTATGTTGTCCTCAGATATTCGGCGTGAGATTGTAAGTTATGAAAAGGAAGAGGAAAAAACAAAATCGGCTATTTTAATAAAAGAAGAGCAGTTGAAATTGTGCCGGACACCGGTCACAGTATTAGAACAATACAAAGGGATTAATACAAAAATTTCTCAACTCGCAAATAGTGCCCGAAAAAAAGCACGAATTGAATTAAATACTCTGGAAGCAGGACATAAATTCTTATTGTCTGATTTAACCAAATTAGACGCTTTGTATGAAGCACAAAAAAGACACCATTCACTATTTAAAGACAAGCTTGAAACAATTCAATACATTTCAACAACTGTAAATGACTTAAAGAAAATTTTGTTAAACAATGATTTTATTACACCTCGATCATCTACATCACAAAAGGACGCAGACGCAGACACAGACGAACACGAAGACAAAGTGGCAAATATTGCCATGAATGGAGTTATTACTGAACGCGGGCAGATAGCCGCTCAATTACAAGAAGTGCATCCGCTCGCCATGACTGATGTGTATTTGAAAACAAATCTGTTTGAGCGTTTAGACGCGGCACAGTTGGCAGGTTTCTTCAGTTGCTTTTATCCATTGTCCGTCAGCGATGATAAACGCATTCACAATCCGTCATCTTCGTCACATTCGTTGCGTGATACTATTATGATAATGAGTGAACGCTTAGATTATTATTTGAAAAGAGAACAGGACGCCTTTTTATTAACTGGTGCAAATTATGATATTTGTTATGATTTGCTTCGTTATGTAGTGAATTGGTGTGAAAGTAAAGATGAACTGTCTTGTAAAAAAATTATTCAAGAAGTGAAAGAACATACGGGTATCTTTGTCGGTGAATTCGTAAAAGCTTTGTTAAAAGTCAATGCGATTGCGCTTGAATTTGAACGGGTGTGTGAAATGACACAGAATATAGTGCTTTTGGAAAAATTGCGGACGATTCCGTCAATGACCTTGAAATATATCGCGACAAATCAATCGCTTTATTTGTAAATGCGTTTGCGCTTCGTCTTTGCCACAACGCGTTTGTTTTTGCGTTTGCGCTTCGTCTTTGCCACAACGCGCTTTGTCTTTATACCGCCTACATAACTATCCTCCTTGTATAATTTAATAATATCATAACTATAGTTAGGACCAGTATCATATTTAATGTATTTAAATCGCTCATCTCGTGGTGTAGCTAATTGTCTTTGTGTTATATATTGAATTTCTCGTGCTGTAATTGTTGGCATAGATTGTCCATTTTTTAATTTTGTTAATTTTGCTATGTATTCCGGTTTTGGTAATAGTATAAATATTGGCGAAGGACATGATGACGCTAGCTCTCCTCTGATTGCACAATTGATGTAATTTTTATTTAATCCTGAAGTCCATACCTTATCTGGTACTGCAAGTAAAGTAAAAGGTGAAATTTTATTTTTATTTTTATTATTATATTCAAAATAGCGATATAAATCTTTATTTAATCCTAAAACAACTACCGAGCATCCATACCCATCTATCTCATTTATTAAATCACGTGGAACATCTGGATTTATTCCATTTGCATAGTTTGCAATATGTAAATTAGCAATATGTGGTATTATATCTTCAATTCCTTCTTTGGTAGAAACTACTAGGGCTTTACATTCTTCTCTCGACAATTCATCAATATCACCCCAATCATATATTGTATTTATATCAATTCTTTTATTAAACGGAAGTGAACCAGTTAAACGTCGTAGTGTAGTGTGTGATTTAAATTTAAATTTTGATCTTGGTTTTGATATTGATCTATTTAGTGTTCCTCTTTTACTCATATATCAAATATATAATATATAATATAAACACATAAAATTGAAAATAAATATAAATATAAACCACTATTTATATTTATTATACCTAATCAACAATATGGCTGATAACACAAAAGATAATTGGTACGATTCAAGTGAGAGTGAAAGCGACGAAATTATTGACGCAGTTCCAA